GTTCTGTCTTACCTTGTTTAGTTATAGAAGTAACTTTTCTTGTCATGTATTAAATCTCCGGAAAATAAGTTCTCGGTGTTACAAATAAACTAGAAGAAGATCCATCATTTTGTAATGCTCTTTGTAATTCATCTTCATATAACATTTTTAAATTTTGAACCGCAGCTGGTTGAAATTTAAGTGCTAAATAATAAGAAAGTCCCGCTACCATACAAGGTACAAATCTGTAAGGTACGTCTGCTTGATTAGTGTAAGCTCCAGCATCTTGAATTCTTGAAGCATAATAATAGTTAATACTATTACCGGCCTCAGTCGCGCCTGGAGTTAAGAATAAAGTTATTGTTATTCTGTCAATAAATCTTTGAACAAAAAATTGTGTGGGTGAACCCTGTTGTGATTTATCAGCGAAAGATTGATAGATTGATCTATTTATTTTAGTTAATGGAAAATCTATGTTTTGTTGATTTCTATAAGAAGCTTCTAAGATATCATCAACTCCATAAATAGCATTAGCATCTGAAGTACCATCAGCAGGTGATCTATACATAGTATATAAATTCTGACCTTGTACTAAAGTTAAGTTATTGTTTTTTATTTCCCAATAATGAAGACCTCTATTAGACCATTCTTGAAACATTATGTTTAAAGAACGTCTTGCAGAACTTAATTGTTGACCGGTAACACCAGTCATATTTATTCGTTCATACGCTTCGTGAACTATATCATCTATAGAAAAACCTTTTTCAAAGGTCGTTGTTCCCGAAGTAGTATTAGCCATGAGCTTACGCTCCCGTAATAGTTATAGTAACGCTTCCGCCTGCTCCAGTTAAATTATAAACAATTCCTTCTTTAAATAAAATACCTGAACCTGGAACATAAACTTCTAAACCTTCTTCGCCATAGTTATAAGTAGCTATAGCTGCTCCCGGTACTACTGCATCTGCAGAATCGTAAAAAACTATCGTAGAGTTTGCTATTCCTTTTCCTTGAATAGAAGTAATTCTAGCTCTACCTGTTTTACCTAAAGTATCTGCTCCGACTGTATCAAAAGTTAAGGTTGTTTGATCCGATGTTGCGCTTCCTGACATATTTTTTCTCCTAAGTTACAGAGCTACCGAAGCAGCTCTATAAAAATTAATTATACTCTAACCCAGCCGTAAGTTGAACCGCTGTAAACGTATTGACCTGAAGTAGTTCCAAATCCTCTTGGAATAGGTGTACCTTTACTATAGTCTGCTCCACCGGCTCCACTAGCTCCTGACAAAACGCCTTCAATTCCACCAGCCTCGCTAGAAAACACAAATTCATTAAATTCAAAACCGCTTGCGTTACTTGTAATATTTTTTAATTGTATTGTATCGCCAACAGTTGGTAATGTTGGGAATGTAATAATTATATCAGCTGCTTGCGCGCTGTTATCTACAAAAAAACCTACGGCAGCTGTTGCTGCTTTGCTTGCAGTAATAACTTCCCATGTAGTTCCACCAACTCCTGAAGTACTTCCGTCTGCGTTTTGTATTATAAGTTCACCATTAACACCTTCTGAAGTAGTTGTTGCTGCTCTTCCGATAACCAATGGTCCTGTAAATGTAGTTCTTGCCATAATTTTTCTCCTTTTCCTAGTTAATAGATTATAGTCTCTAGGCCGTCGACTATACGCGTCTATAATCTTTTTAAATGTATAGTGTGTTTTTTATACAACAGTTTTTAGTAGAGTGCAAGAGAGCCTACAGTGTGGAGTAGATTTTTTCCAACGGTGTAGCTTTTGATTAAGTAGCTACTGAAACTTCTGGAGCAGAACCTTCAATGTTGTTCTGTCTATGGGCGATTTGAGCTTCTTCTAGCTTAATCTTTGTAATGATTTCTTTGACTTTGTCGTCAATTCTAACCATCTCAAGAGTATACCTATTATTATCTAGGTGCTCCTGTTCCCACTTCAACTCCAAGGACCTTTTTGCTTTGTATAGGTCTTGTATCATTTATAACTTCCTCATAAGTTATTCTATTTATCTTGTTGTCATAACTAACGCCAAGATTTTCCCAAACTATACTATTTTCTCCTAGTTTGTCAAGGATTGCTTTTTCAAGCGATTGAGGGTTGTCTTCTGATATAACTTGAAACCTAGAGTGATGATCGTAGGCCCAAATATTAACCAGAAAAGTTTTCATTTATTTGTTGAAATTATAAGGCTGAAATTTCTTCTTTTTTAGCTTTTAAAAAAGTTAATTTTTCTTCAGCCAAACTTAATTGCTCACCTGAAGCATTTTTTTTTAAAACTTCGTTTCTTTTAATTGCATTTTCAATGTTTTCTAAACAATGACCTTTATTTTTTGGTTTCCAATCAGCTGGTGCTTCTTTTAATCTTTTGTATATTCCCATAATTTTTCTCCTTAGTTATGTAGCCTTTATACAAGGCTACATAAAATATTTCAAGCTATTAATTCCTAACTACCGCCACCTGCATTTATAGTAGCATTGGTGTTATTTACTGCTTTCCAGTTTGAACCATCCCACACAGCGACCGCAGGTTGTCCATTATTACCATTAGTAACATAGATTAAGTCACCGACTGAGTTTCCGCTTGTTGGTGCAGTAGCTACAGTGTAGCTATCTAGATTTGGTCTACCACCAACTGCGGCACCGTTCGCATCCACTAAAGTGTCAACTTGAACAGTGTCGTTTGGAAATAAATTTATTGTTGCCATAATTATTTTCCTATTAAGTTAATTTATGAGGGGCGAAACCGCCCCTCACTTAATTATTTATTACGCTCCAGCAGAAGCATACATACCTCTTGGATCAGAAAATCCAAAAGAGTATCTTTCTCTTGCTTTGTATCTAACGTTACCAGTGTCAAAGTCACCTTCCATTTTAGTGGAAATAGGTGATCTATTGAACATTTTCATGCCATTAGGAACATCAGTTTTAATATAGAACGCGTCTGTATCAGTTAAGTAATGATTAATTACATAACCTTGAGGTACCATTCCTCTAGATACGATAGCATTAATATTGTTATCTGCTGTATCCGTCTGACCTTTTGATTCCATTAGTCTCTCTGCTGTAAATTGCTGATTAGGGTGAATGATCATTTTCATTCCTCTAGCAGCGATTTTTAGACCTCTTTCATCAGTGAAAGCAGAAATATCAATTAGAGATTGCTCTAATGATGTTTCATTAAGGTCAGCAGGAGTTTGCAATTGGTTAGAGAATGTTCCAGCTAATGTAGGGTGGTTTACAATTGCTCCACCTGCATTATTACCGAAAAGTGATACTCCGTCACCACCTGCAAAGTTTCCATCGAAACCATTGTTCAGGACGTTAGCCGCTTTAACTTGTTTAGTATTAGCCATAGATCTAGCTAATGCTTTTGTATATCTAGACGCAAGTCTATCATACAAATTGTCTTCAATTGCTTCTTCAGTAATTGAAAACGCTAAAGCGATTGTTTCATGCGTATAACGAGAAGTGAAAGTCTCTTGCGCATCATCAAATGATACACCTTGACCTTCAGCTTTAACTTGCGCATTACCGAAACCAGATAACATTACTTCTTCTTCAAAAGCTCTGTCAGATGATTCAGTATCGAAAATCTCAGCATGTTCGTTCTCGTAGTTTTTGTATTCCAGGCCGAACAGGGCGTTCAAACCTGGCTCTAGTTCTTTAACTAGTTGTGATCTTGATATTGCCATAATTTATTCTCCTATTCTCCTATTATACTGACGCTATATACAAGTTAGCTAATGGGTTCATTACAACTACCATGTTTGCACCTGCAGCTGTTATGTCTTTATTCTCAGGGTCTTCTGCGACTCTGACAATTTTCCACATAGAAGTAGTTGCAGCAGCAGCTAAATCTAAAGTTACAGTCGATTGACCGTCTTTATTATCAGTTGCTGTGAAATCATTTACGTTGAAGTTTTTTCCATTATTACTTGTTGGACAAGCAGCATCAACTTTAACCATATATTCTTGGATTGGGTCGTCATTAACAAATGCTTTCCCGTTGTTGTTGCCTGTATTGTAATCAGTTCCAAAGTTAGTTCCCGCGTCTACGAAATTAACAAATCTTGGTTTCTTAGTAGTGTTATCAACGTAAAAAATTCCGTTAAATACACCAACTAATTTTGATTGAGTAGTTGCATTATAAGATGCACCACCAATACCAGTATCGTCTGTAGTTGCGAAAGAAGCATCTTGTAAAAATCCCTCTGATCCAGCTGCGTCTTGCAGTGAAACAGGGTTATTTTTATAGATACCTACACCTGGAGCTGACTCGACTAAGTATTCAGACTGACCGCCGATTGAAGGTGTGTTACCCAATCTTTCGATCATTCTTAAACCAAAGCCTATTGTTGAAGCGTTAGCCATAGTTGTTTCTCCTTTATGTGCCTGTCCCGAAGGACCTCCAGCACGGTTTATTTTAATTTAGCGGATAAAAATTGTTAAAAAATTAACGTTTCTTAGAACCACCAAAAGTTACACGAGTTTGTCGATCACTATTGATCGGCATACTTGGATGTTGTTCCCTCATAAGATCGTTGTCGATTGCCTCATTTCTCTCCTGAGTTTGCTTTTTAAAGTACTCAGTTCGAGATTGTGCGATCTCTTCCGGTAACCTTGCCAACACAAGGCCGCCTACTCCGATAACTCCTGCGTATTTTCCTTCTTGCATAGTTGGAAAAGATCCATCTGGGTATTCATCAGCTCTCACTAATTCATAACCTGATCTAATTTTTCCTGACATATTTTTAGTGTCATCAAACCCTAAAACTTCTGTCCGTAACCATCTATGCTTAAAACCTTTCGGCGCAGGTGGTGCATCTAAAGATGACGGGGGAGCCCATGTCGTAGGTCTTTTTTCTTTAGATCTAGACTGGCTTGCACGGGTGGTCTTTTTGTTTTCTTCATTTTTCATATGCTATACCTCCTTCGTGATTTTTAACTGTTTCGCATATTCTTCCAGTGGCACACCTAATTTTTTAGCAATTGCTACCTGTGAAGATGTGAGAGACACAGTTTTGCGACCGGGTTTGACAGAACGTCTAGCCGAAGCTACCGTTCGTACAGGTCTAGTCGATTCCCTATCCCCACTTCTATCAAATTTGTGGGGGAATTCAAGTCTTATTCTTTTATCAACTTCTTCATAATAATCATCAGAAGTTGGGTCAAAATCTTCTTCATCCACTAGTTTTTTGTGTATATCAAAAGCAGTGTAAGTCATAGCACTATCTTTACCAAACCAACTGTTTTTTTGAGCCCAATCCTGTGCTTTTGGGTCAGGTTCTCTAGTTTGTTGGGGTTTTCTAGACGGTGTAATATTTACAGGTCTTTCCATAAGTTCAGCTTTAGAAGTATTATCTTTTTGCTCTTCCAATCTTGCTTCTTCATAACCAAGTCTAGCAATTTCTTTTTGAGCATTAAC